TTCTCCAAGAGCACGACCTTTATTCACAAAAGTTTCATTATATCTCTTTACCTCACGGGCAAGAGTTTCCATAGGATACATTCTACCATTACGATTTTTGATGTTTCCTTGGAGAAATACTCCTTCAATATATAATTTTTTACCAGAACCTTTGCCCTCGGTAATAATTTTTACATTTGAAATTTCTTCTGTGATAAGTTTCATTTTTTTATGCGGTAAATCCTACTTTTGCACCCAATACACCAGCATTTGCAGCAAACACACACTGAGTGGGATTTTTTTCGAGATATTCTACAGATCCTGCGGGCATTGTAAAAGAACCAACAACGTCACCACTTCTTGTTTCCACAACGGTAACAAGATGTGCGCTACTGTGACTATTAACTAGACGGACAACAGTTGCCTCAGAAAAACTAACCGCAGCACCAGTTGTTGTCGGTAGAGCTGCCTCAGCACCTTTACATAAAGTTCTTGCCATTATTCTTCCTCTTGTGTTTCTTCTGGTTGATCAAACATGGAGGCACCGACATCTGCACGAATACCATCAATTTTTGAAGATGCTCTATCATATAAAACATCTTTAATTTTATCACTAATCTCAGATGCGGGAGCATCCGTGACAATTAAATCTAATACGTCTTCCATTTAAAATATTATTACAATATAAGTTATTTATATTTCAGCACTCTTACCATCAATTTGAGTTATTCCACCCTGAATTTCTAAATCTGGTTCCATAGGAACATCACCCATCATTCCATTATCTCCTCCAGGTAATGGTTCTCCGGTAATAGGATCAACAGCATTTGGATCTGGAATAATTCCATCCTTAATTTCTTGCTCAATTTGTTCATCAATTTCCAAAATTTCTGTATCAGTTTGTCTTAAAATTCTTCTACGAACGTAATCATTAGAGTAATACTTTCCAATATAAGGTTCAATAGTTGCAAGTAATCCCAATCTTTCGTTCATTAATTCAGATTCTTTTAATTCTGCAAACTGATTATCATACAAGAAATCATACTGAATATGCTCACTGATTTGTTCCCAATCTTCTGGAGTGACAATATTCTTTAGAATAAGTTGAGTTCTCAACATGTCACTAAACATGTTGGCAAATCTTTTTCTCAATCTACCAACAAACTTAGCAAACTTAAGTTCGTCACGAAGAATCTCAGAAGAACGGCCAAGATTAAATCCACCATCTGCAGCAATTCTAGACTCAGGAACTCCTAAAGAACGATAAAGTTTTTTCTGAAAATATTCAATATCAGAAAGTTCACCTAGATTTTGACCACCAGGAAGAGTGGAGATTTCAGTTCCTCTACCACCCTCTCTTCTAGGAAGCCAGAAATCTTCCAACATACTCATATATTTGCGGTCATCACGAATTTCTCCAGTCTGAGCATTATAGACTTGCTTATTTCTATAACGACTCATTACCTCTTTAAGGTATTGTTCTGCCTTTACTTTGGGAAGATTACCAACATCAATATAAAAAATTCTTCTTTCTGGTGCTCTACTTAATCGATAGATAACCAGTGAATCCTCAATCATTCTAAGTTGATTAAGTGACTTGATTGCCTTATGAAGATATGAAAGAACATTGCCCTTATTTCTATCAACTAAACCAGATGTGCAATATGTGATAGAATCTTTAGCAATCTTAATACCTTTTGTTCCTCCACCACCAACCATGGTTCCGGTTGGATAACTTGGTTTAGGAGTATAGACAAAATATTCTTCTAATTCTGGTGATTGAAACTTATCTTTATCTCTTGGTCCCAAATCTGGACCTAATTTTGCTTTATTCTTTTTCTTTTCCTGCCTAATGTGTCGAATTTTCAATGGATCAATATATCTTAAATCTTGTATGCCTTCCTCAGGTTTCTTTTGGTCAATGACCTTTAAATAAAAAACTCTTCCATCCACGTACCAGTTTCTAAAAATTTCATGAGACTTTTTGTCAAAGTCCATGATGTCTTTAATTCTTTTAAATTCTTCTCTAATAATACTTTTTAATTTGTCACTGGCATTAACATTTGAAAGTTCAATCTCAATGGGAGAATCATAAAGATCACTAACAATTGCTTCATTAACAACATCTTCAATGGCACTATCCGCTTCTGGATGAAGTGCCATTTCACGATATCTTTTAATTAAATCAAATTCAGTTCTATATACACCTTCAATATCAAGATATTGACCATAAAAACCACTAGAAATATAGTTGTCAACCCCGTCCTCATTATTCTGAGGAACGGGGGAAACTACTGATGGTGATTTTTTCTCGGTGTCACTTACTGAAAAACCAAAAAGTCTGGCCATATTATAATTTTATTTTAGTCTGTTGTCTTACTATTTATCCTTAAGAAACGTCCTCTCCATTAGCTGAAGCAGATGATCCTTTAAATGCTTCCCAATAATGAACCTGCATTTCTACAGTAAATTCTTCAATTGTATCAGTAGTTTCGTAACTAAGATCAATTGTTGAAATATTAGTTGGAAAGATGGACTTAAACTTATAAGACCTGAGAGTAGACCCATCACGATCAAGTTGATGAACTACTGCATCAGATTGATAATCAACAGGATTTGTGACTCCTGAAGCATCTTCTAACTTATTGATGGTATTCATCCATTTTTCCATCGCAGATCTGATCATGAAATCAGTATCATTGATGACTGTGATTGTCCAAGTTTCAAAGGTTCTGTCTCCAGCAACCTTCAAAATACGACCTCTAAATGGAATTTCTACAGGTGCGATAGTTGATGCAGGCAGAGCTGCTGCCTTGACCAAAAATCTTGATTTTTGTAAAACTTCATTTTCATTAACTGGTGAAACTAATGTAGGAAATGCTAAGACCACTTCAAATAGATTGGGTCTAGCACCACCACCAGTCAGTTTAGATTTAAAATCACTAATCTTCCTTAAAGGAATTGTTTCTTGTTGTAAACGTTCTGCCATTGTTGGAAACCTCTAAATTAAACGGAACCGATGACTTCTTCAAATGCCACACCAGTTCTGGTAGCAATAAAATTCAGACCGATGAAGTTAATCGATCTTGCTGGCTTGATGTATATATCAGCAACAAATTCGTTACTGTCAATAATTGCCGCAGTGTTATTTGTTTCATCACAAATAACAATGAAATCTTGAATACCTCTCTTTGCTTGAACATCACGAAGGAAAGGTTCGACAATATTTACAAAGTTTGCTCTTGTAATTTCATCATTGAATTCAAAGAGTTGATCTCTTGCTGCAGCAGCAATGGCATCTTCAAGGAAGATAAAGAGACGACGAACATTGATGCGATCAAATGCAGATGCCTTAGAAAGTCCTGTCTTATCACCAAATAGAATGATTCCAGATCCTGGTGAAAAGATGACTGGATTTATTTCATTAGAATAAAGTCTATCTCTTTGTGTTTTTCCTGGGTTATATGCCAGTTTTACAGCATTGAGAATAGTTCCTCTAGAAGTTCCGGCAGGTGAGAACCATGGGAAATTATTGATGTCATTTCTAGCACAAGTACCGGCAATATCTCCATTCAAAGGAATGTATCTAAACACATCATTAAATCTATCATACATGTACTTATAACCACTATCAAATACGGCATAAGACGAAGATGTGATTGGATCAAAGAAATCAATTACATTTGTGGTTGCAGTTTCTACAGAATTTACAGTTACTGCTGTATCATCTGATGTATCAGTTAAAATTGCAGATCTATGTGGTGAAATAAATGCAACGGCATCTTTCCTTGCTTCTGCAATGGTAATCAATTTCGTTGCAAGTGCTCTGGTCTTATCTTTTCCATATTTTCCAGAACCCATCAGAAGGAAATCAACATCTACTTCTGATTCATTTTCAAAGAGTGAATAACCGGTGATTAAATCACCAAGATCAGAGTCAAGTGCTCCAGCAGCAGATTTATCTGTTTGACCATCATAATTCTTACCACCACTCAAAGTAAGATCAAGAGGACCAGCAGCATTAAAAATGTTTGGACCATCGGCATCTTCTGCCTTTTGATTCCATCCACCATCCGTAAATGTAGTAAATCCTACACCATCAAAACCAGTTTTTACCAGAGTTTGATTAGATCCACTTCCTGCAAATACATATTCAGAATTAACTTCCAAATACTTGTTCCAATAAGATGGAGAACCAACGGAGAATTCTGCATCAGATGCCTTAGAAAGACTGAGATGTTTCTCAAGAATTGTTCCGGCATTTCCGGTAATTTCCCCCTTACCATCAATTACAACAACATGAATTTCATCGTTTCTTGCTCCTCTTGCAGCTGCATATGCGGAAGTTCCTGGAGCATCTGCCAATTCGTTCCATTTAACTGTGGATACAGTTTCAGTTCCACCGACAGTTTCAGAACTTACTGCGAGTGTTTGCTCTCCGAACCAATCAATAGCAGATGATACTTCGGTTGTTCCATAGGCAACTGAATTTCCGGCAGTGTGAATAGCAACCGCAGTTGATCCCGATCCAATTACAAATTTATAAACGTTGTTATAATCAACAGCAGTATGAGTTCCTGCAGCAGATACATGAGAAACAACTTTTACATCTACAGTTCCGGTATTAACCTTTGTAATAATTCCTTTAAGATGTCCATCAAGTAATGAAGTTGTTCCTGCACCAGTACCAGTATTAGAAACTACTGTTCCGGGTGGAACTGTCTGAGTAATTCCCATTCCGACAAGAATATCTGTTCCACCATTGATGGCAGTAGTGTCAATTCCTAATCTCTGATCTGCCTGAGCATCAATAATGGCAACTCTAATGTCGTTTGCCCAAGAACCGGGGTTTTTGGCAATTACTGTGGCACCACTCTTAGGTGTCGTTGGATAATTTAATTCCTCATAATGCTCAACACTCTTAATTTTAAGTGTGGCACCAGCATCATTTGCATTTTTAAGATTGGTGTCATCTGCTCTGACAACATTCATAATGCCACCATAAGCCAAGTATGAGGATGCTACCATCCAGGTCTCATACTGCTTATCTGTGTCATATGGTTGTCCAAACGTATCAACCAAATCATTCTCTGTATTAATTCTAGTTACTGTACCTACTGGACCTTTAGCAAAAGGACCGACAATACCGCCGATCTTATCGGAAGTTGGATCAACTCTACCTTGAGTGAGGTCAACTTCTCTTATCAGAATTCCAGGAGATGCTAAATTTAATGGCATCTTGCTTTTCCTCGCAATCCAAATTTACCTAAAAATATTTAGGAAAAGGGGTATTTTCAGTGGGGAAACAGTGCATGAACTACCAATCAGGATATTCCCAAACATTACTACACTTTTTATTACTCTTTACTCTATCAATAGTACACTCTTTACATTCATATGAATATGAGGATGGTAGTGCTCCTCTATTTTTTCTTATGAGGTAAAAGTCCTCCAATAAATTTTTTGTCTTGTGGCAAGTTCTACATTCTCTATCATAAAAAAGCAGATGTTCTAAATTTATCTGACTATCAAAATCCACTAGAACCATCTCCACGGAAGCATCGAATAACCCAACATATTTAATAGTGGTTCAAATGCTAGTGCTAGAAGAGTAAACATCAAAATTTCAATAAATGCTTGTTTCCATAAAGGTTGTTTTAATTTCCATTTTTTAAATTTATTTGGTTTACTTGCCCAAGCGTATGCTCCAGATTTATTGCCTATTACTTCTGTCCACCAATTCGGGTCAAGTATATTTTTTAACCAAATTAAAGGTTTTAATAAAAATTTTAAAAATTTAATCATTACATATAATCCCACATATAAGATCTATCACCATATTCATCAGTATACCATCTATCTCCATCAGAATCTACAAAATTATTATTTTCAAAACCTGTTTCTATAAAACCAAAAGGTGCCATGTCCTGTTCTATTTGGTTTCTTTGCTCTTCATATATCCTTTTACGAACATCATTTTCTGTCATCTCCTTAAAATAGTCCTGTGCCACCAACCAAGAGAATATGACAAGGCACATTGCCAAGTCATCATTACATCCTTCTTCTGCTTCAAATGAATTTCCCTTTTGTGCAAAAGTTGTAAGTTCTGATATAATTTCATAATCTGTAGTCAGTAACTTATCATCCTCCATCATTGTTTTTAAATTAGAGCATCCAAGTTTCTTGACTGCCGCAGTCATTCTGACACCAAGTTGTGATTTTTTACCACTAAATCCCGTCCCTACAACTTGACCGGCACGCCCTCTCATCGATGCCATGAGAATATTATCATATTCTAAATCATAATGAAGAATCGAAGCAACTTGATCACCAATATCATTAACCTCTGTTAATAACCATGCACCATTATAACCTCTTCCTACATCGTTTATGATACTTGGAAATAGCATTGGTTTAATTTCATTATTCCTATATTTTGCTACAACCTTATATGGAAACTCAGTTATATCAAATACGATAAATGCAGAATAATCATTTCCTATTCCTCTTGCCACGTCAACCGTCATCAAATAATTACGATCCTCCTGAGGATCTTCATAGATATCTAAGCCTGCATTTCTTTTTATGGGATTCTCGTATACAAGGTTTTTTAATTTTGCTGGATTAATAAGAGTATTAACGGATCCTAAAAATTCACACTCAAACTCAACTTTAAACTGTTGTTCGGAGGTATTTGCAATTGTCGTTGCCTTCCATTTTTCATCCCTACCAGGAACTTCTGACCAGTGAACGTCCGTAGGAATATATTCATTTTTACTTCTTTCCGCATCGTGCCACATACGGTAGAAGTGATTCATGCCGTGTGGTGTAGATACAATAATTACCTTTGTGCTTTTACCAGAAGTAATGGTGGGATAAACAGATGCAAAGAAGGAGTCTGCAACATGGTTTGGAACGAACGCAAACTCG